GCGGGCTTGTCGCTATAGCCCACCGTCTGCGATGCGGTTGCAGCGTTAAACGTCAGCGAAACCGCCTGGTTTCTTTTTGCGTAAGATGCAGTTATAGCCATCAATATCACTCCTTTCAATTAGGTCTCAGCCGATTAGGTCTCATTAGACGGCTTGACAGCGATGCATATGAGTTCCTTAGGAACTACGACCTTTGCACCGCACAGCATGAGACCCCTGTGGATGTCACCGAAACGCTTCGGATGCCTGATTACCTCAGACTGGTTCAGCTGCTCGGCGTATGCGATAGCCCTCTTTGTCCTGACAAGGCAGTAATGAACACCGTTGTCAGAGTGGATGTTGTTGGACACATAAATGTCCAGACCCCACAGCTTGCCGACGCGACCAGTTTCGACCGTCTTGCTGTTGTCGGTGTCCTTCAGGATTTTTGCGAGGACGAACTTCACATATACTTCAGGTGAGATTTCAAGGTATTTCGTCTCGCTCTCCGGAACGTTGACCCTTCTCATGGCGGCATCAGCTTTTGCCAACAGGTCAAGCACGTTTGCGGACGTGAAAGCGGAAGCGTATGTGGTTATTGTTTCGCCTGCATCCGTGTACTTGCTGAACACGAACTGATCAGCATAGTCAGCCAGCTTGTATGCAGCGTTCCTGATGTGGGCGCTCTCGAACGCAGCAGCCTTGTCCATCTGCTTCTTATCGACATCATCGAGGTAGTACTGGAACGCCTTGCTCTCGGTGATGTCGAGGTACTGCGCTGAATCGTCCAGCAGCTGCGGGTCGCCCATATCCTGGTTGCGAACATAATCGAACAGTTCTACCTCACCCGGGGTCAGGATCTTTACGCGATCGCCCTTCGACTTGATGTCGCCCTCATACTCGCGGTTGCAGTGTTTGACCGCTATTGCGGCTTTCTCTCTTTCTTCAAGCAGTTTTGCATGAACTATTTCAGGAATGAATTCATACGGCATTATACGTCACTCTCCTTTCAAAAATAAAAGCACCGGTTTTTACCAGTGCTTCCGTGATTCTTCGAGGATTGATAGATTTTTGCGCACCCAGTTGATGTCATGCTTGTTGGCTTCAAACTGTTCGCGCGAGATATAGCCACCGGTTGCGCCCGATGACTTTGCCGAACCTGTCGAACTCGCCGCATTTTTCTCATTGGCCTGCTGTACCTGTTGTTGCTGCTGGAACTTCGCCATTTCCTCTTTCAGCCGCTTGTTCTCGTAGCGCACATAAGCATCAAGCAGGTTACGCCCTTTGTTGACCTCAGCCCATACCTCAACCGGAATATCCTCCGGCTTTACGTCGGGGTATGCGTCAAGGAACTCAACCATCATCTGGCGCTCTTTTTCCTGCTTCTCCCGCTCTGCCTTCTCCTTCTGGTACTGCTCGCGGAACTTGCGGTTTTCAAGGATTTCCTTGGCGTATTCATCGGGAATGTTCTTTTGGATAAGCTCATTGAGTGCCTGCTGTTCTTCCCACTTACGGTCATTCTCAATAAGCTGGTCAACAGTTACACCAAGCCGCTGCGCCTTCTGCTCAAGGTAAGACAAATACGGGTTGTTCTTCAGTTCGACTTCAAACTGCCGCCTCAGTTCAGCCTCTAAACGTGCGCGTTCTTTAGCCAAACGTGCGGCAAAAGCTTTTTCAACACCCTCGTTTTCCCCGGCGGCGGGTTGCGGTTCAACGCCCGTATCAGAGGGCTGTTGAGGTTCTGTCGTCCCCTGTATTGTATCCTGTGCTGTCGGTTCCTGCCCGGCGGCGGCAGGATCATTAACGCCCGAGCCTTCGCCTTCTGCGAAAAGCTGTAAATTGATGTCTTTCAGCATGTAAAACTCTCCTTTCATACCGGCGGCGTATGAGATTCAACGCCCGAAAATTTGCATTAAAAAGCGCCCTTTCGGATGCTTGATTTACTTGGTCTTTACATTATTTCTTTCCACTTCAAATAATGGGTTTCTGTAACAACTTCCGTGTTACAGTGCCCACATATCAGTTCAGTGTCACAGAATATCCTAAACCCTGCCTCCCTTGCCCTCACGCAGAACGCGAGGTCCTCCCCGATGTTCGGCATCGGGAAGAAATACGGTGTTTGCAGGATTTCAAACACCTTCCGCTTTATCAGCGTACACGCCATCCCAACACCCTGAACCTCAATCAAGCCTTTGGGGTAGTCAAGATAAAACTCTGTGCCTTCACGGTCGCATTTCTTGAATATGCACGGTTCATAACCCGGCACACGCTTAAATGCCAGCCCCGAAACAATATCCTTATCAGCTTCAATTAACCGTGGAACAAGATCCATCGGTACAACCATGTCGCTATCGATAAACAGCAACGAGTCACAGCCTGATTCAAGAAGGTATTTTGCTGCCTGTTCCCTTGCTGCATAGACAAGGCTTAACCCGATTGGTAGGAGTTCAAGTTCTATCCCCTTGCTTCGTGCATAACAAGCCATAGCAGGCAGCGAATACGCCGCCTGCGGGGCTATGTATCCGGTGTAGGGTATACAAACCACGACTTTCATCAGTTTACCTTCCTTCTCAGGGTTTCGTATTTCTCTGCCCTATTTAAGTCGGATCCGGCGTAGTTCGGGCACTTGGGATTGATACAGACAAGTTTCAGTTCCTGGAACACGTCTGTGGTGTCCTTCTCGCTGACGAATTTACTGTCAGCAATAAACATGTTGCCGTTACATTGCTTGCACTTCACTTGTACCACCTCCTACGTTTCCGGCGTATGGCATCGGCTGATTGATATGCTGCCTTATCAGTGCCTTTGCCTGCTGTTCGTATGCAACAGGGTCATTGCGCTGCAACATTCTAAGATGATTTCTCGCTTCATCAGGCAACATCGGCTCAATCTTGCGCAATTCCTTGGCCATGAGTTCATACATGAACTGTTTTTCTTCTGCCCTCTGCTGTGCCTCTGCTCCCTCCCTGGCTTCGATTAATGCCTCTTTATCGGGTATCACGCCGTCAGGCAGGCGTTTCAGGTACTCGACAAAGTTAATCAATTGCATTTGCAGCAGTTTATCAAGGCTTTGGATAGCTGCGGCTTCGTTCCAAATATTCGCCGGTCCGACTTCGATTTTCAGCTTAAATTTGATATCTTTCAAAACCGATGTATCAATCGGTACGAACTGCTGCTCCTTGCCGTTGTTTATCTGCATAATCCTTGTCGGGTAATCGGTGTACTTTGACATGAAGAAATCAAGCCAGATCAAGCCAACATCCTCAACGTACTGATAGAACCTTCTCTTGATAGCGGCAAGCGGGACAACGGCGTTTTTGCTGTTTACGATAATTGCCGATGTGTTGGTCGGGTTAGCTTCTCCAAGTGCTGATTCGTTTGCTCCGGCCATGTCCTTCGTGGTCTGGATAAACCACTCCATAAAGTTCATAACAACGGTTGGTATTTGCGCTGGCTGCATATAAACTGCCGCACCGCCAACGCCGCCATCATTCGTACCGTTTACGGGAATTGCCGTTGTAACATCATTTGTCCATTGGTTTATGCGGGATTTGTCATACAAAACTTTGGGATAACCGTGTATTTTTATCCAAAGTGCCAGAATGGCGGCCTGTTGGTTTATCATTATCTGATTCGGGATAAGAGAAGTTGCCTCGGCTTCGCCATAAACTGAACCTTCGCGCTCGTACCAGTTCATAATGGCTACAGGATAACGGTGCAAACCAGTATCCCATTTCGGACGAACAACCACGCTTTGAGTACATTTCTCGGCAAAGATTTTCCACTCCTGCCCCTTATTGACTTTGATGGTCTGAATAACGGTTTCGCCAGTTACAGGATCAATAACTTCCTGCTGTTCTTCCTCGATAACGTCAACAAGTTCCTTCCACATATGAAGAAGGACGGTGCATTTTCCACTGTCCTCAATTTCGGACTTTGCCATGTCGCCGGTTTCGTTCTTCGTTTCATCGTCAGCCGCAATCAATTCAAGCTGTTCCTTCGTTGCTCCGTTCTTCTTGGCTTCACGGCGAACGTCCTCCACCTGCTGACGGAAGGACAGTATTATGTACGGCTGAACAGGCTCATAAGCGTTATTGATCTCCGGCATGTTCGGGTCTCCGGGGAAGAAATTGCTTGCGTTTATCAGTTCACCACAAATATCGCCCTGTTGACCGTCGCCAGCGTCTATTTTGTCATACCAGTACCAGTACGACACCATAGCCCCGCTTAAAGCCGCCTTAATCAAACCCTTTTCGTTCATGGAATCCATTTTCAGCTTTTCCCACAGGGTCGCTGCGTGTTCTGTGAACAATCTGGCAATTTCTCGGTACATCTGGCTTTGCGGATTGTTGTCGGTATCGCTTATCCAGTCTGCCGTGAACTTCATTTTGAGAAGGTCG